TCACCGGAAATGCTGAACGGGTATCCGCCGGAATATGCAGGGAGAATTTTGCCCATTTAGATTTTCTTTTTCAACGATGGTAGCGATTAATTCCTTGGTTGATTCATTTTCAAAGTATTTCTTCAATTCTTTGTTTGAGGAGTTTCGTTCGTTCCATAACTTTACAAGCCTGGTAGCATTGAAATAGCCGTCAACGGTGCGTTGAATAACTTCTAAATTCCCCATTTGCCTTACCATTTCTTGATTTGTTTTCATGTCTCAGTGAATCTTAGATTAAAAAATTACCCCACCAAAGGCAAGCTCCTCACTTCTTACCGATGGCAGGGTTTATACTTTTCAGCCGTGAGGATAGCTGTTATTATCTCTTTGAGACAAAGTTACCAACATGGTGATTTTTAGCCTAAGATTGCTTAAACCAAGAACAAACAATTGGTAAAATGTTTCATAAAAATACCCCGAGCCTTTCGGAACGGGGTTACTTGATTAGTCCTTTGTTTTTCAACCTTTCTATAATTTGGTTGTAAAGATACTCTATATCCTGTCGGAAATCCTTATACTGCTGATAGATAAAAGAAACATCGGCGATATTGTTCGATATTACACACGGGGAAACATCCGGGAACACACCGGAAATCTCTGCCCGGATGCCGTTCGGCAGCCGTCCGCCGGCAAGCACACTAGGGGCGAAGAGGAACAACACAATGAAGAGGAACTTCTTTCGCTGGGTAACACTTTCCGGATTGGGCGGACAGTCCATCCCGGCCAACAGGTCCTTGAACCAGTCATAAATCTCCGGAATAAGAGAAAAATCGGTCAGGATGGGGGAGGATAGTTCCTGTTCACGTTCCGATAATCTTGATTTCTGTTCACGTATTGATTTCAACTCCACGATTGATGAAAATTCTTTTGTCATAGCACGATTTATTTAGTTGGAAATTCTTATATTTGCATCATAATCGTGTGGGGGAGTTGGCTTCTAATCGTGTGGGCTGGCTCCCTTTTTTATTTTATGCCAAGTAATATGCATTCAGGATGGCGAAAGCGTAGATGATAACCGTTACCAGACTGTCCAGGAATACCTTCCATGCTCCCAACTTTTGGATCTGACTGAAACTCATGCCCAGGACAACAAGGAAACATATCCACTGGCTTGAAAACAATCCCATCCCCAGCAATAAAAGTCCGATAGTATCCATGAATAATGCAACATGAAGCCACGGATGCGCCATCAGATACCATCTTCTTGCTGTCTTATCCAGCTTCTGAAAGACTTTTACATGTCGGTATATGGATTTACATTTGAGCAGCTTCACAAGCTCGTACAGGGCTTGTATGATGATTAAGGCGTAGAATGCGTGTTTCATGGTCAGTAGTTTTTATATCCGTGCTTATACGGACGAAGTTCATTATATTTCATCTTCTGCTTTATGTGCCAGAAGATGTCGATATTTCTATCGCGGCAGAAAGCGAATATCTCATTCAGGAGGATATATAGTTCATCCCGGTAGAAGTTGTCGGTGACATAGACACAGATTCTAAACATGGACTCCGTGAAGGTCATATCAGAATAATCTTCCGTATCGCTTCCTTCGTAGTCGAAGCTATCCAAATCACACCCTCTCAGTCCGGCCAAATCAAGCAGACGAATACAGGCATCAGCAAGTTCATCCTCCACGCTGTCTTTGATTCCATGTTTGAAAGCGTACATAAATTCCCCATCATCACGTTTCCTCAGTTTCATGTAATAATCAAACTGTTTCCTGTTTGCGTATTTCCCTTTCCGGTCTGCCTCCACCGCTTCCATAAGTTCGGATATGACTAGACAAAGGAAATGTTCGTCACTCAGGTTTTCTTCATGCCATCCGTGGGCAACTGCACACTGGTAGGCTTTATCTCTTAATTTGTTTAAGTTCATAATAGTTTTGTTTTAATAATTCACATATTTATCACTCTGTTATTTAGATTGATTCAACTTAGGTTCGTGAAAGAATTTAAGTAATTTTTATAATGCATTGATTATCAATATGTATAAAAAGTGTCCTTTTTTATTTGAAAGTTGATTTGTAGTTTTGCAGAAGCAGAAGCCAATCTCGCTTTTCGGGTGAAGCGTACCAAGTTGGTCCACTGATATTACCGAGACAAGATTTATAATGAAATCATTATTATACAAACTTCTGCTCCCGTATTATTTATGAGCTTTACGTTGAACAAGAAAATGAGTATCAAAGAATCCAGATAGTTTGGGAAATAATATCTGAAATACTCTTTTAACCTCCAGTATAGGGCTACAGAAGTAACCCTATACTGGTATTAATTTACGAAGAATATCAGCAGGTTTCACAAAATAACAAAATATTGAAAATAAGTAGGAATGAAAATTAACCGATTATTATTCACATATACAAAATTGAGAAAGAAGTTCGAATTTCAAAATATTCATCATCTCAAATTGGCTAAATAATAATTTTTTATGATATTTGTAACTATGAATTAATTTTGAAAATTTATGATTGAATGGAGTAAGGTCGCTAATGATATTTCGCAATATGCCAAAAGTGTCTTTAAAGAGGATGGCCAGACAATTACTGATTCCGAAATTAAAGATGCACTCAACATCATGTACCATATTATATACGAAAGATCAGGCGTTTATATGCTTGATAGTTTTTCCCGTACCTTTGACGATGCTTTGAATAAGGTGATTTTCACCGAGGTCGGAGAAATCAACCCTCTTAGAAATATATCAACTCTTTTTGATTCGTTTGTCAAACGCATCCATGTTTTTGAGAATAATCCAATCCCAGATCAAAATGGTGCTTTCGTTAAAGTAATATCATATTTCGGTTTAACGCAGTTCTTGGACTTAAAGGACTATAAAACGAAAGGGGAAAGTTGGCGTGGTGATGGGACAGGTAAATATATCCTGTATAAAGCTGTTATCCCTCGTAATGATAATACACATCTCGCACCAGACTGGGATAAGTCAGATGTTGCCCAACATCTGAAGTATGCGCTTGCAGCTTACCTATTCATTGTTCACATTCGTAAGACCCAAATTCTTGCTGTTCATCCGAATTTCTCTCAAGATCCTTCGGTCAACAACCGACAAACGCTAACAGATGACGATTTAGCAGCATATGATTTCCTGAAATTCAGTCGTGCATCGGGTGAGCTAAAACAGGATATAATACGTTGCTTTGTACTTCGTCTTATGGCCAATTTTGGGCCTATTGAGGAGTCGGAAATTAAGGCTCGTGTTGACGAATTTGTTGGTAATAAAACATTAGATGCACATTCTTATTGCCTAAACGGGCTGTATAATAAAGGAAAAATACAAATTATCAATGAGAATCCTAAAACTTATAGTCTCACATCGGAAGAAAAACAGAGATTGACAGACTACGCAAATGACTGTAGCCATAATAAAATGCTGTTTAAGAAAGATGTTCAAACGATTCTTGACGGAACTCCACTTGCTACTAAAACAGACGACGTATTAAGAGAATTCAAGAATTTAGTGACACAAAGACTAAAGAGCGCAGCAATTGTTGTAGACAATGTCGGACTTCAGTATAACGAAAATGAGAGTGAGAACTCTTTTCTAGAATTCATTAATGCAGACATAAAAGACATCGAGAAAAGTAAACATATATACAAAGACATAATTGCTGTATGTGATTCAAATGACATAGTTTACAGGTTATGTGCTGGTTCATTCATGTCTTCGCTCGTATCAACTACTGATTATAAAGGTAATTTTCCGATGCTTCGGCGTGACGTATTTCTAGATACACAGGTCATCCTGCTTATACTTTGTGTAGCTTTCGATGATTTTGAGCCAGGCAAGATATACAATTACAAGATTGCACGTGATCTAATTTCGATTGCAAAGAATGATAAGAATGGGCTTTCGTTAAAGTTCGCAAATACTTATATTACAGAGGTAAAGGGACATTTGGCGCAAGCGCTTCAACTCATAGAAATTGCTGATGGGGAAACTCACAAATTTACATTGCATACAGCTAATGTATTTTATAATCATTTTGCGGACCTTAAGGAGTCAGACAAACTCCCAGATGATATTACAACATTCAAAGATTATCTCTATGTGTTGTTCAATCTTGAAGATCAGGATGCAGAAGATGATTACAAAAACTTCTTAGACTACTCTCTGGCTGATCAAATCGAATATATATTGAAAGAGGCTAATATTGAATTGTTCACTCTCCCATCGTATGATTATGAAGGAACAAAAAAATCAGAAACAGCATTCAATAACGTTCTTAAAAACAATGAAAAATCTTATGCAACATTAGAACATGACGTCAGAATGGGCCAGTACCTTTTTGATTGGCAAAGTAAACCTAAATTGTTCTTTATAAGTCGTGACCATTCTTTTGATCTTTATCGCAAGAGATATGCGGATCTTTATTGTCGTTCCACGCCATATTTCTGGCAGTTGTTTAGCCCAGTGAATTTTGTCAATTCAATCGATTTACTTGAAATGAAATTTGAGCCACAAGTGCTCTCAGAGGACCTTCTTCTACTTGTAGATCGTGACGGTGGTAAGGACAACGCTAAATATTTTGCAGATGTCAACATAAAGTTAACAAATCTACCTGGAATTACACCTGCAGAAAGAAGAAAGCGACAGAGGTTGAACTTCGAATTATTTACCAACAAGAAGTATAATGACATAGAAGAGGATAACTTAAGTCATGCTGACATGATTGCCGACAAATTGAACCGTACATGGGATAGCCTATACAACCATCTGCGTGAGACGTGTCCAGATAGCCCTGAAAAGGCATTTGCCCCGCTTTTGAACGATACAATTTATATGTCTGTTGTAAAAAATCTTAAGGTATATGTGGAGAGTTTCGAGAACGACTTGAGTACATTGCTTAAGAAAATTGATGGTATCATTAGCGAAAATTTAGGTATTGCAGAAAGTAATTGAAATGACTCAACCGGTAGTGGGAATATCCATCTACCGGTTGTATTCCCAAAATCCCTGTTTTCCTTTCACATTCATAATCGGTTTATCAAACAGTACCGCATCCTTCAGCACCCAGTTCCAATAACCTTTCTCAGCCCATACCGAAGGATGGTTCTGTACGCAGTCGGCTATAACCACGCTGCCGATGATGGCACCTATAGGATTTGTTATAAATGAAATTACCCGATAACCACTACAAAAACAGTTACTGAATAACACAAAATACTAACAAGGCGTGTCTGTGGACTCTTTGGCACGGTTTTTGTTCATTTCTCATAAGTATGTTTAATAAAAGATATTTAGAAAATGGGAAATAATATTTTAAATGATTTAAATTACTGGATAGGAGAAGATGAAGAAGTTAATGTTGATGACATTTTCGAACGAATTGCCCCACACTATCCAGGTCTCACCAAAAATGAACTTATAGCTGAAGCTATTAAGGGGAATTTTTTATGCAGAAGTATCGATGATGGTCCTGAAATGCTTAAAAAAAAGCCTAAAGAACCTGCTCCACTTCCTCCAAATAAGAACCCCAATTTTCAAACCAAAGTCATTAGAATACCATTACCTCCAGACAAAAAAGAATAATACAATATCAAAAAGCAGGCTGATTATCAGACCTGCTTTCTTTTTAATCCTCCAGCAAATCCAAAATACGACAAAGAGCACCTTCAAGAACAGATACCCTGTCCTCCATGTCATTTCTGTAATCTTCATATTCTTGGTCCTCATAGAGTGTCTCACACCCTTCATTTTTTGATGTTGAGTATTCCAATGATGTGTGACATATATCTGCAATATCCCCAAGGAGTTCATTTACAGGCTTATCGCCCAACATTGTTTCTACTGTTGTCTCTATTTTTACTTTTACTCTTTTCATAGATCAATCTCATATTGTTTGTTGTCAATCTTAGGCATTCGGTCAAGTAAAGAGGATGGTACTTCGACACCATATCTGTTGTCGATTTTTATAGGAATCCAGTTGTAATAGACACTACTTTCTTCATGATATACTGAGATTCCATAATCAGCAAGAATACTACCATCAATGCCTTTGAATTTATCTTTCCACTTCTTGATAAAATCTTTTGAAACCTTTAGCCGTTTGTTCGGCTTGAAGTAAGTATATCCTCTTACCGTGTATGGAACTACATTTTGAGGACTTGACGAATCTGCAAATCTCCATGTATCTTCTGCCCACACACAAGTAATACCGAAATACCAATAGTAACCAAAGTTTATAGGCTTAACTCCGGTAAATTCTTCAACCATTTTAAAAACCTCTTTCTTCTCTGATTCTGCCTGCTCGTAGAAGTCTTGACATATTTTTTCAAGCTGTGTTCCTGGTTTTGCTGTTAGTTTCATTTTATCTCCTTTCCACCTATCCCAGCAGCCACCACATGACTGATAGTAACAGGTAATACAATTTCGTTTTCATTGATTATTTCTCCTTTTTTCAACAAGTTGTTCCAATCGTTTCTCACACTCAGCACATTCGAATTTCTTGCGCTCCAGTTTCTCCCGGAACTTAACCAGTTCTTCGTCCGTATTCTCATCAAAGAACATGTTGCTCTGACGGTTGTGCTCGATGTACTCATTCATCCTGCGTTCTGCTTTTGTTATCTGGGCTTTGGCCGAAATCAGCTTAGATAGGCAGGAACTCACTTCAAGCGACTCTCCTGAACGCTTGTCGTAGTAGTAAAAAGAAGTGTACACATCATTCCTCGGATGCTGGCATTGCAGTCTGGCCACCCTCCATCTGATTACCCACATTCTTCTTTCGTACACTTCACGCGGAAGGTCGTAGGTGTATAGGGTGACAGATTGATGACCGTGATCGTAGCAGATGCTGATTTGCACCCAATTCTCGATTTTCAGTTCCTTTTCTACTTTGGCATAATCCTTAGCCATCTGGAACCAGTCATCCATACTTTCCTGCTTTCCCATATCATTCAAATTTCAATTCAAGTTGTTGCCAACCTGGTTCTCTGTATTTGCGATTCGTCTGCATAAAAGCTCTCCGTAAGGCTTCAGCAATCTTATCACGCATTTCTTTAGATACATGTTTCTTATCGGCGTCACTATTCATTTGGAGTATCTTGTTAAGGCTTCCGTTTATTGGCTTTTCGTCAAGGAACAGGCTATACTCTGTAAATATCGGCTGCAATCCTTTGCAGCTTTCTCTTCTTCCGCATCCTGGTATCGCTCTATTACTGTTTCCTGGGCTGCTCTCAGTATTCTTTGTCCTCGTTCGCTCCTGCAACCATGCCATTCATTCTCGAACATGACAGATATTGCACGCTTCTTACGGACATTTCCTATTCTAGCCCACCCATAATACACTTTCAGTTCACTCATATCACGCAACCTTTCTTTTTCTTATAATCTCCTTACAGATAGCTTCACAAAGCACACGGGCCATATTCACCTCAACGGCATTACCGATAAACTTCTTCTGGTCTGACTGTGGGCCAATCAGTACATAGTCTTCTGGGAATCCCATTATCTTTTTCAGTTCTGCTATCCGAAGCATACGCATCTTGATGTCAATGATGCCATATAAGGCCATAAACTCCTTAATCTTGACAGTCATCGGACTGTCCACTGACGTGACCTGTATGCCGATACCTCCTTCAACTTCGACCAAATAGGGAGGCATTTTATCCATCCGTGCTATCAATGTAAAACAAGGGTTGTTCACAGAACCTCCGGCACTGGCAAACTGCGGATTCATAAGGTAATGCCATTTACGGTTGGCCGTGATTGTTTGTGACGGCTGTTCTATGCTGCTTCCTACATTCGAGAAAGCTGTATTCATTATCCACGGCTTGCAGCTTACCATATTGAACTTAGGCACCGTGGTTACTGTACCAACCGGTTGCTCAATGGATGTAGGTTTTCCGGTACCGTACTGGTTATCTATGAAAACAGAATTTACCAATGCAAGTCTGTCTTTCGTCAGCAAAGTGGGGCATGGAAGGTTAATGTCCTTTCCTTTATCTTTGAAATTGTATGAACACAAAAAACTGGTATTTACCAATGCCAACCTGTCTTTAGTCGTAACCGTAGGGGCTGGAAGCTCGACCGAATGGTTGTGACCATTCCCGTAATAGGCTGAGACGAAAGCGTGGTGGTCTTTGCAGGTGATTGTTCCGGCAGGGCCTTCCACAGATATGTTCTTACTATCCGGCTGGCCGCTGAATTGCTTGGAAAGAAAGTTTACCTTTGCCAATGCAAGCCGTCCTTGTGTTGCCACAACCGGGCATGGCTCGTCAACGCTTGGTGCCTGGTATTTCCCCGTCCGACTCATAGAGTTATACTTTACAATAAAAGCCTCCTTACCTCCAGCTACAAACTTAATCAGTCCGGCATAGATGCGTTCAAGGGTTTTCTCGGCCAGCGGCTTCTTCCGGCAAAAGATACTTTCTCCTTCATCTGAAAAGTTCAGCACTTCCTTGACCGGCTTCCACTTTTCCAATCGTCCAAACATATCGTTTTTCCCATACTTACAGTGAGTAGGTTCTGGAAATACAATCGGAAGTCCACGCTTGGCGAAGATACCGAAGAACCGCTTGCGAGTGGTGTATGCCCCATAATCGGCAGCGTTAAGAATGCGCCAGTCAAAATCGTAACCATATTTCCTGACGTTGCGTTTCCACTTCTCATAGCATCGCCCTTTATCCTTGCTGATGGGGTGCCCTTTTTCATCCATATCGCCCCATGACATGAACTCCTCAACATTCTCTATCTGTATGTAGTCTGGATCAATAGCCTCGATATATCGGAAAAGATGCTCAGCCAGCGTCCTACTATCGGCGTCCCGTGGCTGGCCGCCCTTGGCTTTACTGAAGTTCGTACATTCAAGGCTGGCCCATAATACAACCAGTGCATCCGGATAAATCTTCTTCATTCGTTCTACATGGGCCACCAAAGGAGATAGTTCCAAAGTTCTGATGTCCTCCGTGAAGTGGAGCGCATCCGGGTGATTTGCCGCATGGCTGGCGATGGCGTTTGCATCGTGGTTTACACAAGCGACAACTTTCGCACATTGTTCATCTTCGTAACGTGCGTTTTCTACTCCGGTACTGGTTCCCCCAGCACCGCAGAAAAGGTCAATATAGAGTAATTTTATCATATCAGTTCCATCTTTGAGGTCGATTGTTGATTCTCTCCAAGTAAGCGGCTATCTTCTTCTCCGCATCCTCACCGTTGCGGACGAAAATTCGCGTCCGTGTCTTGTCGCCTGGGATAGCCACATACTTTCCATGTTTCTCCAATTCCCGATGCTGGGCGATTTTCAGTTCGGTTCCAGAAGGGTTCTTCTCCAAATCCACTTTACGTGGAAGCATTGGGTCATTTTCCGTTATCATTTTGCAAGATATTTGTTGATTATGTTACTCACTACAAGTCCGGCTTCATCACACATCCCGGCAAAGTTGTCAGACAGTGAAGCGTTTTTCTCTTCATCAGGTATTCGTACTATGCTTCTCAGTTCTTTCAGTACGCACTTTACCTGAAAAACTACCTGAGCATCTATTCCTTTTGATTCAAGTTCAGACTGGAACTCCAGTGCCGCACCCTCAAGTAAGTCTGAATAGATGAACAGCTTGTGCATCTTACGAAGCATTTCTACCTTGAACTCCGGTGTATAGTCCTGAAGAAGCTCTCCCAAGGAATGCGGTTCCAGCTCTCTTTCAAGGGAGTCAATCTTGCTCTTGATTTTCTGTGCTTTGGCAAAGTTCATGGATGAAATCAAGGCGATATACTTCTTTCTCAGCTCATTGAGCTTTCTTTCTGATTCTTGTCTTGTCATTTCTCTACTTTTCTGATGATTAAATACTTTGGCTCACCCTTGCGGAGATTGCTTAATGTCTCTTCGTCAACCTCTGCTTCTGTGAGTCCGTTCACGTTCATGTATTGTGGGAGACGGTATTTCTCACGTAGTCTCCTGATCAGGTTCCAGTCACGAGTTACCCAGTTGATTGTGATTTTCATATCATTTTCTCAGGCTTTCACCGCTGAAGAGGACGGTTTTTGTTATAGCTCTCAGCCGGTCAATGGTTCTTTCCCCATACTTCTCTCTCAGCTCGTCTATCGTGAGGTTGGTAGTCAGGATAAGAAGCTTTCCTTTCTTCTCGGCTTCGTCTGCCAGTTCGGCGAATGCAAGCCTTTTTTCGCCGTATTTGACGCTAAGATTCTCTGTCCCTATATCGTCAACGTAGATGATGTGTTTTTGCTTCACGGCGTCCAAATCTGCATTCATCTGCTGTGCATCGTAGCAGCTTACCACCTTGCGGCAGTAATGGTTAAGAACCAAAGGAAGAATCTTTCCGCAGATAAGGGTCTTTCCGCGTCCGCAGTTGCCGAAACACAGAAGTCCGCGGCCTTCATTGCCGGCCAGCCAGCCTGCCACTTCTTCGTACTCAGGAAGCCATCTGGCATTTTCTTCAGTGAAGTACCTGATACCGGCCCAGAGAACTCTTTTGGCATCCGGAACGGTTACCTGTACGACGTTAGGAATAGGGGAGAAGCCCGTATCTTTGAGCCGTTCGATTGTCTGTTGAAAATTTATCTGTTCCATGTTTACCAGCCTTTCTTGTATTTTTCCGGTGAATTATCCTTCAGAACTATGCCTACATCTGTTTTTGAAGGCACTTTCTCACGACTGGCCCAGGTCGCCAGCCGTCTTGGAAGCTCCCAAGTCTTTTCCAGTTCATAGCGCATCTTGGTTTCTGACTTGTTAAGCTCGCTCCAGTAATCGAAGAAAGCCCGAATCATTTCTTTCGGGTACTGGCCGACATAAGGGACTAACGACTGGTAGAAGGATTCTTTCCGGGAGAGAGTAGCGGCTTTAGCCGCGTCTTTCTTTGCTACTACGTTAGTAGTAGTTTCTTTAATAATATTCTTCTCCTTTATTTGCTTTGTGTCACCCGTGTGTCGCTTTTCTGGCTCTTTGGCAGGGTGTGTCACCTGCTGTGTCGCCACTTGTGTTATTAGCTGTGTCACTTTCATCCGTAAATTATTGATTTCCTGAATGATATTTGTGTCACTCATTGTGTCATTGCTTGTGTCACCTGCCGTGTCAGACTCAGAGCCATTATACTCATTGTACTTTACCAGGGTTATTACATTCATTCCTTGTTCCTTGGAAAGAGTTATCATGTTCTCTCTTTTCAGAAAGGCAAGAAATGTCCGTACTTTCCTCTCAGACCATTTCCAACGCTTTGATAAGAATCTTATGGATGCAGGATATTGTCCTCTTGTATAAGAGACTTCTCGACCTCCGATACTCTCCATACGGGGCGTTGCCTCAAATCGTGCTGACTGAATCAAGTCAAGCCACGCTTCGCAACTGCTAAAAGTCCGGGCTTCATTCCACATATCATTCGAGAAGAACTTGCGGCTTAGTTTTATATATCCTTCCATAATCTTAGAATCTTACGTTAGTCAACTGTCTGCTATTGGAGTACACGGCCCATTTACCGTTTCCGCTATCCACCAGGCGTAAATCCTTGACTTCGCCAAATCGTTTCTGATTCCCGCAAAGGTCAACGATCCAGCCAGCCTCCTTGTTAGGATGCGGACGGATGGCACGACCGACTATCTGATACCAAAGAGCCAGTGACATTGTCGGACGGGCCATGACAATCGTATCCAGTTCAGGATAGTCAAATCCGGTAGTAAGTACACCTACGTTGGCCACAACGGGTATCTCTCCAGCCTTGAATGCTTCAAGGATATGTTCACGTTCTTTTTTCGGTGTTTCTCCTGAAACGATAGCTGTTCCTGGAATGGACCAGGTAAGGCGTTCAGCTTCCTTCAAAAAACGGGTGAAAACCAATATACCTTTTCGTTTTACACCGCTCTTGGGATTCATAAGCCTTTGGACGATACTCACCAGAAAACCGTAGAAGTCGATACGCTCATACTCTTTTACTACAGACTTGTCCGTGTAGTCGGCTCCGGTAGTGTTCACCTTCAGATTAAGTTCGTTCCATCCCAAAGGATTCATCGGATAATAGTTCAGCTTCGAAAGATACCCCATATCCAATAGAGTAGAGATTTGAACCTGATAGATTACTTCAGAGAACACGCACGGGCGTGTACGTGTGATGAACTTCAACATGCTGCCGAAATCCCTGCTTGATGAAAGCCGGTAAGGCGTGGCCGTCAATCCCAAAACTTTACATTTCAGCATCGAAAGAAATCTCTTGTACATTCCGTCTTTCGGATTAACCAGATGGCACTCGTCGATAATGATATTCTGAAAATGCTGGAAAAGTTCCGGATGGTTGACTACGCTTCCGATAGTGGCGAAAGTTATTCTTGAAATCTCCTTTCGCCCGAATGAGGCAGAGTAGATGGAACAATCCAGAACACCATACGAACAGAGCTTCAGATAGTTCTGTTCTAGTATCTCCTTACTGGGCTGAAATACTAGCGTGTGCCCTTCAAGACGGCTGGCGATGTCGGCTATCACAAGACTCTTGCCGGCTCCGGTAGGCAGTACCATGATGGCATTGTTCTTCTTGGCCCTGTTAGCAAAGAAGCTGACTGCAGCATTACTGGCCTTCTGCTGGTAATCCCGTAAAACATAACTCATAATCCTTTCTCCTTACTCAGTTTGTCTCCCAAAGCCTTGTAATACTTGGTGAGTTCTATTAATTCAAAATCAGTCCATTTCTTCGCCTGGCTTGCTCTCCATGCCAGCTTGTCGAAGCGTTGCTGACCGATTTTTGATTTCAAGTTTTTCTCGTAATGTATCAGATGGTCTGCGCTGAAACGGTTGCACGCCCGGCACTCTGCGTGGGCATTGTCCTCGTCAAAGCGTGTAGCCATGTGGCGGCGCGAATGGAAGTGTCCGCAATCTGCCTGTTCGTATGGCTTTATCTGGGCGCATGAGATACAACGGAAATACCCGTTCGGCATACAATCACGAAGCCGGATATAGCGGCTGAAAACTTTGTCGAGTTTGGCCACTAAATCCGGCTTCTTTTTAATCTTGATACCTGCCTTATCGAATAACGGCAAAGGCTTTTCTTTCTTCTTTTTAGGTTTCTTGATGTAATACATATTTATAAAGCCTTATAATCATTCATACTACCCCAATAACCATATATTTCTTCATCACTCTCACCATTAAGCCGAGCTTTTTCTATTTCTTTATTCATGCTATGTGAAAGACCAGTCAAATCTCCTGAAAGACTTTCGAATGACGAACATTCTTTCGTACTATTTCTGCGTATTTTGTGTGTAATGTATTTTTCAATACTGTTGAATATTGGATTATCCTTTTCAGACATTCTTAAAGATATATATCCATAATTGAATGTAAATGGAGTATTTAACTTTTCATATGACTCTCTGTCTTTTATATGCTTATACATCATTTCAACCGGAAAAGTCATTGGCAAGCGTTCCTTCTTAATCATTATGGCTATCGCATCATATAAAGCCTGTTCTTGATCTGTTAGCTTAAACCAGTTGATATTCTCAAAGCACCACATGATATAACCAATATGAGTAAGTATGATATACTTTATCTCTTGTCCTTTGTATTTCCCAAATGTTAATTTCCGTTCTTCTTTCATAATAATTCCATTATTGGTTGTGGACGCAACGGGAATCGAACCCGCCCAACCATCACGGTTTTACTTGCTCATATATTAGCTAATTCAATGGGACAAGTGTATGGAGATATTGCGCAATTACTCCATACTAAAGCACGTCCTGTGCTTGCGCCCGTATGCCCGTCTTTCCGGGCGTTTATTCATGCTATTTCGTTATTTTTAAAAACTCAGGGGCAATTCCATAAAGTGGTGTACGGCCATCCCATTTATCTATGAATTGCTTATAGAGTATTTCTTTAGTCAACCCACGTGATTGAATGATAGCCTGTTCTGTTTTTAATTGCTCCAATTCGTTGCGTTTCTTCTGCTCTGCAATCTGCTGGTCTAATACAGATATATTGGTATTCACCTCATTACGACTATCAATCTTCTCACGCACAGCCTTTGAAAATTCAAGCTGTGCAGAAAAAGTCAGCAATTGAAGCCCTCTTTTCTCAAATTCTTTATCCACAATCTGCTCCAACCGCTTTTCAAAAAGAAGAGAACCACCGTCAGCCATTAAACTGTCTGTCTTGTGCTTACGGCTTTCTTCTTTGATTAAATCATAAATACGAGGTTCAAGTATATTATCTTCAAGGCTTTGCATAAACCCGTCTTTTCCTGATTCTGTATCAGCTTTATCTATATGTTTGTTATCGAATACAACATCTATAGCTCTATTCTTGATAACTTTATAAGAATAAGTAGGACGTGCGTTAAATTCAGTGTTATCAGCAGCCTTCAATGTGACAGGTTCAGCAAATTCCCCTCTTTGGTCAAACAATGGAACTTGAAACAATTCAGTGCCCCATTCCCAAGTGGAAACTTTACCGGACACTACCTTAAAATCCTCTTTTCCTTGCTTCCCATAGTTCTCCATTAGAACACCGGCATAATTAGGGGTTACTCTTTCGCATGAAGCAAATACCACTAAGGTCATACAGACCAACATTAGATTAATCAATCTTTTCATTCTTCAAATTTTTAATTAGTTTATAAACGAAATAAATCACTGTGGCTGATATTATTACCACGCCCAGCCAAGCGTTGAGGTGATTGAATATTCTGTTTCCGATAGATACTCCGACTACCAGAAACAGAATTAAATAAATTTGCTTTCTCATTGTTACACCTCAATGATTACGATGTCAGGTGCAACACCTTTGATTGCTTCAACCTGTTCGTCAATCACCTTATTCTTGTATTCTTCAATGGCCTCATTCGCACCGGCAGAAACCAAAGAAAGGGAAACTTCCCGCCCATCCACATCGGCGTAGATTTCAACTTCGATTTCTTCACAGGCAAAACCTTTGAAAAGAGGGATATTCAGTTTGAACGATTTTGGCAGATTGGAATCAACCACTTGAGAATAGTTATCCGTCTTGTTCCCGTTTTCCTCTTTGCTACGTTCTATATCCTGATTCACTTTCGCCTTGAAGTTCTTCAAAGTGGAAACCAGCATCATGTTCTCAGACTTATCCTTGAAGAAGGCACGGTGCATCTTGAAGAACTGGGACAATTTGATAGGTTCCCATTTCCTTTCCGCATTGATACCGAACTCCTGCATTTCCTTTGAAGCCTGTAAAACTCCACTAATTACTGTCTGGTAATAATTGGTTTCATCAATAGTCAAAGCCAGACACATCTTATCACGGTTCACAATGATATTGGCCGATTTCTGATTAATCAGTTCGACACGCTTTTCCAGCCATCTGAAGGGTGCTTCTATCGTTCCATTGATAACTACTCTCTCCGGTTCTTTCGGGTCAAGGGCTACGGATGCTTTACCTTCTCTCAATACTACTTCGATGGGGGTACCATTGTACTCTTTCGGTACTACCAAATTGATTTTGTTTTCACTCATGATTCTGTTCCAGTTTTACGGTTAATACTAAATACTGTCTTCTGCATTTCTTGTGGCATGATTGGGCGGCTATAAACCAGTTCACCTAACTTGTTGTAGAATCCTACCATCTTTTCTTTATGGTATAGGAATTTTGCACATTCTTCATTCTCGACGAACTCCGAACCTCTTTTGATGTGGTCCAAAAGTTCCTGTTTTTCTTCATTCAAAGGCTTTAGGCGTTCTTTGAAACTCTCCATAGCCTCTTTCTTCTCCATCTCGACATCGTTGATGGTGATAGATACCTCAGCCAATGTTTCTTTCTTCTGAGCCAGTTCTTCGGGGGTGAATCTGTGGGTGTAGCCGATTTTCTCCACTGCATCGGCGTTGTCCTGAAGGAACTGCCATCGTTCCTGCTCAGGAATGTCTTGTCCTAAAAATTTGTCCATAATTATCTATAACTTTTTACACCGAACCTATTATAAATCTTTTTAGCGGTACCCATACCATTATAAACAGGGATGAAACTTCTTTGTAAGGCCTTCTCTCTTTGATGAATGCCGCTTGAATTAGGATTAATTGACTTCTCTGGATTAAAGAATCTTGCTACATCTTGGGGAAATTTTCTTTTTTTCATAATCTCAAAATTTTAGATAAACTCTTTATTACGTTCGATTTCTTGTTGTGCAAAAATTAGCATCTGTTGTTCGTTTGCCGAAGGCAGATAGATGCCGGCAACAGATGCGCTCCAGTTACGAAAACGGTCAATGCTCAAAGTCATTTCACCTGTTGTCAGTTCTGCAGAACTTCGCAGATAGGTTACTTCCTTGCCTTTCTTGTTGACCGTCTTTCTCTCAAACAAATCACGGTTGCAAGTCCTTTTATAGAAGTCTATCTTTGCTTCGTCAAGGCTGCAACCGTACTCACTGCCGAAATACCCTAAAAGCAGATGCAAATAGCTGTTCTGGGATAGCGTGCGGTTAGGGAGCTTCTTTCTCACTTCCACAACTGCATGCTCCTGGAACAGTTTGTTTACATAAGCCTTGAACTTGGGTATATCGTATTCATTCTTCAGATTGAATATGCTCATAGGCTAGAACGGTAAGTCATCTTTGGGATTTCCATTCGCATCTACATCAGGTGGAAACGCCTGTACCATGGGTGGCGTTTGTGACGGTGCCGGTTGCTGTGCTGGCACGGATGCTGGCTGGTGCATTGGCTGACGGCCTTCCAGTTTATAGCAGCGGATGGACACCATACGTTTTAGTTGTCCGTCCTGATTTGTCCATTCCCGACCTTGCAAGGCAAAGGAAACCGTTATTACGTCACCGGTTCTGAACTGGTCAAGTTCGGCACATTTGTCACCACTTACTTCAAGTGGCAGGACGTTCTCGTACTGGCTCCGTTCACCTGTATGGGGGTCATAGGTTGTGGCATCAAGAATAAATTCACGTTTCACAAACGGGTTGCCACCGCTTTTGGATGGGATTTCTTGGGGCTGGCCAATATAGACCAGCCGTCCAGTTATTTGATTTGCCATATTAGTTTGAATAAAAATCTTTTATCTGTTGGAAAATCTGTCCACGTCGTTTTATTTCTGCAATTGCCTGTTCGTCACGAGTGATACGGATTTTACAATACTCATTGGGAAGGATATTACGATGCCAGTTGGCTTCGTCGTCGTAGGTTGTTACAGACAGAAAAACAAGGTTACAGCTTTTAAGATGAGTGCAAAAGAGTTGTTCCTGAACCTGATAATAATAAGCTTTATGCTTCTTCTTGACGTATTCGATTAAAGCTTTGTTGTCATGCTTGATAGGCTCAATAAAATCAAGGTAATCTGAAAGATAAAGAGTCTTTAATTCATCAAAATCAGTTAGCTTTCCTTTATCGATACAAGCAAAGTCCAGGCTGCACTTGAATACGTTCATTTCATCTGACCTGACAACATATTGTGTAAAGTAGTTGTCAGGCAAAGTGAGAAGATACCTGTTCTCAAGAATGGCTCCCGTACGTAAAGCATCTATAGGGCTGGCAAAAGCATTGTAATAAGGCTTTATCCCGCTGACGAAACGCTGCATGAGGGTGATATGTGATTTAGTATTCTTGCCACTCATCAAGGCATGAACGTCACCGCTTCCTATGTACATGGTTTCTGTCATATCTTTCCTTTCTTCTTGAGGTTGTTATATGCCATTTTAAGCTGTTCGCTTGTCATGTCATCAGCACTTCCTACATTGAAATAAGACAGTATGTTCTGCGCAAACTGATTGTCGGTCATCATGTAATCAACGACAATATTTTTCACTTCATCTACTGTAGCAGGGGTTTGCACCTTGGATTTGTTTTCATCAGGGTCTTCACCTGTAGCAATCTTATAGGCATTAAGTAAAGCGTATTTTCTGGCATAAGTAGAAGCCTTTCCAAATCCCTTGTCGCCTGGGTCAAGTCCACGCCCAAAACTTTCCACGTCTATGTATTCTGATGTGTTGTCCAGATTGATAATGCGTAGGGTCATTTTAATGATGTCCATATAGTTGATGGATTCCCCTCCACCTTCTTTGACAACTCTAATTATTTCCGATTTAACAAGTTCCTGCTTAATGGGAATACTGACAAGGCCATGCTTGGACTCGGCATCTTTCACTTCCAAGGTGACATCAATGTCCTGTACTGCCTTGTAGGCATAATTACCTTTGCCTACGGTCAGGTTCTTTTCGATATTTTTTATCTCATTTGAGACAAGCTGTATCTTCTGATATAGATTTGGCTTTTCTTCCATAATAATTGGTTTTAATACATCAATTTTGCATGTTTTATCACGTCCCAGGCATTACAAGCCCATCTGCTGTGTGGCACGCCTTCTTTGGTCTTGTATCTTATCCTTCCGGATTCGCACAATTCTTTCAGCCTTTTGAGACCGCCTACTATCGAAGCTGCTTCGTATTTCCCGAAAGACTTGTTGTTTAAGACGATTTTCAATACATCTTCGTTTATCATAAGCATTTTATTTTAAGCAGATAATTGCCGAGAAACCCGGATACTCTGTGGCCGATACCCGGTACTTCACGTCCATTTTGTTTTTAAGTGTCCCGATCAAGCGGAGGTCACGATTGCGTCGTGATGCTTCCAGCTTGATTCCGTTATGCCGTTTCTTGTCATAGGGAACCTTGTAGATGTCCCCTTTCTTCATTTCGTCAAAAAGACGTACTGTCTGGTAGTTTTCGTCTACTGTAATTTCTCTAACCATAGTTTAAGTATTTGATTGTTTGCTGGCAGAACGGGACTTGAACCCGTGACTTCCATGCTAACCCTTACATGGTGTTCTACCGCCTGAACTATCTGCCAATGAAAATGCCGGGCTTTCATAGCCCGGCATCTACCCATTTTCTATAACCCATAAAAACTAATCGACTAGTGCAACTAGCGATTTGACCATGTTCTTGAAGTTGTCAAACTTCGATTCAATCTTTTTCTTTTCTTCCATGTAATACAGCATTGATTTTTTGTATTCCTCCGATTCGCGTTGCAGATTCTGTGTGTATGCCACGAGTTCATCATGCGTCATACCCTGTAATTCCTCATTTGTTTTCATGTCTATTCTTTTTAATGTTCTTGATTTCTGTTTCTATCTCCTTATCGAACAGCTCCCGTCTGTCCAGTTCCCTTGAGCGTGCCGCCAGAATGGCACTGATGTCCGCAAATTCATCACAGATGCTTTTTATTGTTTCTTGCAGCTCGTTCATTGTCCAGTCTGTTTGCGATTGAAAAACCAGTGATTATAAACCCGACAAATCCTATCCAGTACATAGCAGACAGGTCTTGATTGAAGTGCATTACCAGAACGGACAATGCACAGAGAAAAAGTAGTATTTTCATAACCGTGTGTATAAATATCGTTCCCGTGGGCGTTCCGGTGGTTGCCTTACTGCTTATCAAAGGTCTGGTAAGCCACGGGTATATATAGTTCATGCTGGTGTCTAATCAGTGAAGATTGTCTTTGTAGCCGGCCTACGGCCACCTGCAATCGTATAAGTGTCTTTTTGTTATCTGTGTGATTCGTATGCTGCGTTTGCTTAGTGCAGCCCTTTACTCATACTCTTTTCACACAGCCGTTATCGCTACTCAGTCGTCCGTTTCACGTCAGGCTTAACGGTAAGCCTAAATTTCCATCATGTCAAAGAACCAATCAAGTAGAACCCTGCCCGATTCTCGCTATCGGTTGCCGTTCAGTCCGTCAGCAGGGTAGGTGAGTTACCAGCGTGTCACTGCCATGCCTTGTGATAACTGAAGGTTAATGTAGTCCATGCCATCATCTTCAGGCAGGTTGTATTCTTCAAGAAGGGCTTTGTATTTGTCCACCTCTTCAGTAAGTGCTTTGATGTATTCTTGCTTGCTGTCAGCATTGAAAGCCCTGCATAAAGTTTCTTCATCTGCGTTATAGGCGAAATTCAGGTCTTTGTACAGCCCGTCAAGTTCTTCTTCGATTTCGTGGCGTGTCATAGTCATGCGATATTTAAAAGGTTAGCTTTCTTGAAGCATCTGTATTCTTGTCTCTCTGTATCGAAGTACACCTGAACAGTGTCATTCTTCTTTCTGCTTTCACCTGATGTGGCTGGTATCAGATTTTCTTTCAGCGTGCCGTAGGCTTCACGAACAGAACCATCTACCTTTTTGAAGTAGAACTTTACGATTCTTTGCTTCATTGCAGCTTTCAGCTTCATGTTTGCCCAGGCGCATTTCATCGCTTCACTCATTGTAAATCCATTACGTTTTACAAAAGTCCACGCCATCAGCATGACTTCTTTTAATTGGTTCTTGATTTTTGTACTCATAATCGTGTGGGGTTAGTTGTTTTTTACTATATTTGTTTCGTATCAAAGTTTCGATATGCAAATATAGTATCTAAAAAGAAACCAACAAAAGAAATACTATCTTTTTAGATACCATACAACATTGTTTAACAATTAAGAGCCTTAATACATTATGAAGAAAGAGAATTGGACGTTTGGATTAAGCATAGCCTCAATAGTGATAAGTGTTACAACATTATGGCTTTGCAAAATGGATATAAAGCCTTATGATACTGATGGGGCGAGTTTGTCTATTGCTGTATTGACTTTGGTTGTAACCATTTATATGGCAAACCAAATTTACAATGCCTTTGTCTTGAAACGGGAAATCAAGAAATCTACCCAAAAGGACATCGAAGAAAGCTCAAATAATATACTGTATCACAACATGTATCTTACATTCTTTTTTCAGGGAGTAAACGAACTGAAAAAGACCCATAGTGAAGCGGCATTGTATTATCTATTTAAGAGCATGGAGTGCTTAACAAAAACAAATATCGACAAGGATAAAATGGATGAAATTATAGTGAAAATCAAGATGATACACAAAGATTATCCTGTTGAGTTGTCTAAAGACGATGTGTTTGAATACAAAAGAATTATACACCTTGCTGATATAAAAGAGAAAAAGGAGGTTATGAGCATACTTGACGATATGGAAGCTAAAGTTTAATCAGAATCATCTTCATGGCGTTTTCTAAAATCCCGAAGGAAAGGATGGTCTTCTGGATACCCGTAGTCATCTTCATCGTATGACAATATGACAATTCCAAACGAAATAAGCATAATCACGGTAAATACAAAAAGTACAGCAAAGATATCTCCCCATGCTTCTGGGTTTATTAAAAAACCGACAAATGCTATTAAGTCTGCCACACCCAATATAATGTGAAATGTTCTCATATTGCTTTTTTATATTTATAGCCATATTAAAAACACCCACAATAGGTACGAGCTATCATGGGTGCATATATTAAACCTCCTCGGAGGAATGTTTAACTAGTTGTTCCTGTAACATCTCGTACTTGTTACGGATACAAAGATAGTATCTTTAATGATACTATCAAGTGAAATTATAACTAATTATGGGAAATTCTGTAAAAGAACGGTTTTATGAAACCATGGAAGCCCTCAAACTCACCGACTATAGGGTTTATACAGACGTTGAGGGTATCACGAAAAATATGATGGTAAAATTAAGAAATGGTGAAACAAATGAAGTTTCCACAAAAATACTAATGCCATTCCTTTGTAAATACTCTGATGTTGATGCTAATTACATTTTAACCGGTCGTGGAACACCTTTACGCACACCTGAAGTTACTCAAATCTTCCATCCTAAGGGAGTTGAAAAAACAGAGGAAGAAGGAATAATAACCCTTTATGACGTAGAAGCTGCTGCAAATCTGAAATCTCTGTTTGATAATAAAGACCAGAATATCCTTGGACAAATTAATATTCCAAATATCCCCAAATGCGATGGAGCTGTTTATGTCAAAGGGGATTCCATGTATCCATTACTTAAATCTGGTGACATCGTAGCATATAAGGAGGTACCTTTAGAAATGAGTCATATTTTCTTTGGAGAAATGTACCTTGTGTCAATAGATCTGGATGGAGATGAATACTTAACTGTAAAATACGTCCAGCATTCAGAAAAAGGTGAAGACTGGATAAAACTGGTAAGTTACAATCAAAACCACCAACCCAAAGATTTTCCATTATCTTCTGTGAGAGCTATGGCTTTGGTAAAATTGAGTATTAGAATGAACACAATGAAATAATATGGGACTTTATTTTAGGAAAAGGGTGAAGATTCTTCCTGGAGTGCATTTAAACATAAGCAAAACAGGGACAAGTTGGTCTGTTGGTCCGCGTGGAGCTTCAGTGAATGTGGGTAAGAGAGGAGTTTATGTGAATACCGGGATACCAGGAACTGGTATATATTCTCGGACTAAAATATCGGGAGGTAGTAGTAACTATGATAGAGATAAACATTATGCTTCTAAGCGTGAACAAGAAAATGAAGCAATTAATAGCAATCCGTTGAGGTTCATTTTGACATTTCTGTTTTTACTGGCTTCAGTAATGATTCCGTTACTTACAAGTGCTTCATGGATTTGGTTTCCTATACTCGCCTTAATTGGAATTTGTTGTGCTTTTATTCCTGATAGTAAAACGGAAGCTAATAATTTAAACTATAATGCTGATAAAGTAGAACCTATCCATATAATCCCGGATAAAGTTATAAACATATCAGAAGAGAAATACGTATCTGAAAATACTTCTACTCTAAAAGAAAATGAGTCTCATAGAGAGGAAAATGTTTTAAAGGATTCCGTGATACATAAATTAGATCCATTATTTGAAGAATCGGCTCGTTTGGTCGTGAATCAGCAGCAAGGAAGTACTTCTCTTCTTCAGCGTAAACTTATAATAGGATATAACAGGGCAAGAAGGATAATGGGATTACTTGAGAAAGCTGGGATTGTTGGACCAGCAAATGGAGCAAACCTTCATGACGTGCTTTGTAAGGATGAAGTTGAGTTGGCTGAGAGGTTAGAAAACCTGAGTGATGACATGTTCCAAGAAACAACAAAAGATACTAATATAGAGGATAATTTTGATAAGAGTTCTCGGCTTGTTAATATTGGAATTGATTTAGAAAAAGAAGGAATGATTGATGAAGCTATTAATGTGTATGAGAAATCAATCATTTACAGATTACCGCTTAAGCACCCATACGAGAGACTTGCTATCCTTTACAGAAAAAGAAAAGATTATGAGAATGAAATCCGAGTTATAAAAATTGCAATAGAAGTCTTCATGAAAGAAAATGAGAGGAGAGCCAATATGGTAATTGATGAGGATAATTCTATGTATAATCAAGTAATGCAAGCATTAGAGACCAACGAAAGTATTAAGTATGAAGATGGGAAATGGGCTTTCGTTCAATATGATGTCATGAGTTATATAACAAGACTAGAAAAGGCACAAACTTTACTTGATAAATCAAAAAACAAAAAGGAATGAGAAGAGTATTGACTTTGTTGATGGGATTGTTCTTTTTCTGCACATTTCATGCACAAGAAGTAGTAAGATATGTAACGGCAAACCTAAATTTAAGAGATTCTCCTGATGTAACATCTTCTATTATTACTCAGATTCCTAGAGGTACTGCAGTTTTAATTGATGAGGATTGTGATTGCAAATGGATTCCTGTTAGTTATAATGGGTATATTGGATATGTTTCAACGAAGTATCTTTCAAAAGAAAAAGTTTATTATTCTTCTGAAAATCATTCATCAGGACAAATAAGATATTATACTAATTCTAGAGGTGAGAGAGTTCAGTCTCCTACATATTATTCTTCTGCACCTCCTGGGGCAACTGCTTTATGCAGAGATGGAACATATAGTTTTAGTAAAAGCCGTAGAGGAACTTGCTCTCATCATGGTGGTGTTGCAAAATGGTTAAAATAGAGATTTATGATAGTAACAACAACAAATAGTATAGAAGGATATACAATAAGAAAATATCTTGGGGTAGTCAATGCGAATGTGGTAATAGGTACAAATCTGTTTTCCGATATTGCAGCCTCTTTGACAGATGTATTTGGCGGACGTTCTGGAAGCTACAAGAGTAAATTGACTACAATTTACGACGAAGTAATGAAGGAACTGACTGGAAAGGCTGAAAGTTATCATGCAGATGCAATCGTCGGTTTACATGTAGATTTTGACGAAGTTTCTGGCGGTGGCAAATCCATGTTTATGGTTTCCGCATCCGGGACTGCTATTACATTGGAGAAAACTACTCAAGACAGATACTTTCTGTATGACTTACTTGAAAAAATCTACGACTATAAAGAGAAAGGAATATTGACGGAGGAAGAGTTTGATTACGAAAAGAATCGAATTTTGAGTCAACACAGAAATCCTATCTCGGAAGAGTATAAAGGCATTTGCCAAGAGCAGAAGGAAAAGGAGAGAGAAGAGCTTTTGCGTGAGGAAAGAATAAACGAAGCAAAGGAGCTTTTAAAGAATCGTACTGGGTGCTCGATTGATGATATAGAAAAAATTGATGAATATCAGCTACAGGCTGTGTCCTATGATGATATTGATTTTGACCCCAATGATTCCATGCAGTATATAATCTCCAAGTTCATAAGATTAAACCGCGTTCCTGAAGCGTGTAAATTCTATATGGAAGAAACGGGCCTTGAGGATTTACAGTCTGCAATAGATTTTTGTCTCAATGTATATAAACAAATGTCCTCCGTTGATGAGGAGAAAGTTGCGGCTCTTATTCCCAAACTCAAGGTTTTAAAGAAGCGTGGATTTATAGAACAAGCAGTATCAGAATATCAAAAGATGACAATATCGGATAAGCAAACATCTGAAGCATTCATACTTTCTTTAGAGATTTGA